GCTGATGTGTTTCCTCACTAGGTAGGGATGATCATCGCTGGCATCAGCATAGGTGCCGACCTCATCCTCTGCACGCTCTGCTGCCACTGCTTGGCTGGCAAGTCTCTCAGCATCCTTTTTGGCTTTTAGGTCTGCTACCCACTTGTCATGTTCAAACCTCTCGGTGAACGACATGGTGCGGCCAATGTCAGCCACCCACTTGGCCTCAAACGTAGGCTCTTTCCAGCAGCCGGCAATGCCCACTGGCACCTTGCCACTGGTGTGCAAGATGTACCACCCGTCAAGTGACCCCTTCTTGCTTGACACATGAGGCACCCTATGGATCTCGCCATCGGCAATCAGGTCTTTGATCAGCAGGCCACTAGCCTCACAGTGAGTCCTGAACGCAGCTTCAGGGTTGATCAGGTCTTGGCTTTCTGTTGCTGCCGCAAAGCCATTGGGGAAAATAGATGTAAGGCTGCTCATGCCCGAGCCTCCACCAGTTCTGGCCAGATGGACTGCCAACTGCCTTGGCACACCATCTTGCGCCCCAACCGGCCACCTGTCTCTTGTTCTACCCTCACAGCCTCAGAGGCCGACATCTCTCTGCGGCCAGTCAGGCACTGGTAGAGATACTGTTCATTGATGCCAACTTTTTCTGCCAGTTGTCGGCGCTCGTCTGGTGTGATTTGTGTGTTCATAGGTGGCTGAGTCTAGCAGACTGCTTGAACAACAACGCATTAGGGAAAGCACCTATGATTTATTTTCTAGCAGGGGGCTTGACAAGATCTAGCATTACGCTAGAATTCATCACATGGCAGGGAAATAGTTCACTGACCATCACGCCAAAAGGCCAAAGGAAACAAAATGAGCAAACCTAATATTTCCCGCATCAGCTCTGGTCTGTACTACATCACGGGCCACACTGCTGGTGGTTCATTGGTTCAGTACAGCATCCTTAAAACATCCAACGGTTGGACGCTCACAAATACATACGGCAACGGCCTTGAGTTCTACACCGCTTTTGACACTAAGCGTGCAGCAGTCAACGCATTGAGCCTTGCTTAAAACCAAATCACCCACGGGGCCACGGCCCCCTACCATTGAAAGCAAACCATGAACGAAGAAACCAAAAGCAAAGACAAGAGGGTCATCAAGTTGACTCCAGAGGAATACAACGAATTGGAACGCGCCATGCAATGGCCAGAGGACTTGCCTCAATGGGACAAGAACAACACGCCAACTAACTTTGGCGCTTTGTTTGGCAATTTAACAACCATCTGAGGCAAACCATGAAACACCACAAATACCACTACCACCCACAAGTCAAAGCAGCCAAGTTGCACGCACGCGCAGAGGCTGCGCTTGACTTGGTGCTGGCCCTCGCCATTGGCATTGGCTTGGCCGTTCTGCTTGTTGCTTGGTGGTCGTCATGAAAACCATTTGGATCAAACCAAAAACGCTGACACGTTGCCAAATTCTTGGCGTGTGTCAATCAAAGCAAGCGCCATCTTGTGCCATGCAATGCCGGAGGTCATCATGATGGACGACAGCACCATTATCCGTCTGGCCCACCAAGCCGCACACGACGAGTTGTCCATTGCTGTGTTCACCGTCAACGAGTTGCACCGCTTTGCTGAACTGGTGATTGAAGAGCACTGCAAGGCTCCCCAACAACCCCGAGGTGTCATGGTCATGCCCATGAGTTTTGAGGGTGACATCAATCTGATCTGCCACCTTGACTACGAGCCAGCCTTTGCGGGTTCACGTGACGAGCCTGGTTGCCCTGAAAGTATCACCCTCGACAGCGCCTACCACTACGGTCGGGATATCGCTCACTTGCTGTCAGAGGATATCGTTGAGGAAATTGAGCAAGCCGCATTAAAACAAATCGAGGAAGACCAAAATGATTTCTGAACTGACCGCACAACTGCGTCAAGCCAAGCTGGCCGAAGCCACCGCCAAGGCCGAGCGCCTGCGCCTTGAAGACCTGATTGAAAAGCAATTCACCAAGCCAGATGGCGGTGAAGGCACACACACCGACGAGGAGGTCAAGATCACCTGGAAGATCAACCGCACGGTTGACACGGCCAAGGTGCAAGCCGGCTGGGACACACTGAAACCCAACGCCCAGAGTGCTTTCCGCTGGAAGGCCGAGGTAGACCTGACGCACCTGCGTGCCTTAAAAGATTTGGATTCGGCAGCCTACGCACAAGCCGCTGAATACATCACTAGCAAACCTGCAAAACCCACCATTGAACTCAAGGACTGATATGTTTGATTTGAAATCCATCTCTAAGACGCGCCGAGTGCGCAGCCCCAAAATCGTGATCGTTGGTCAAGGCAAGATCGGCAAGACCACCTTTGCCGCTATGGCGCCAAACGCCATTGGCATTTTGACCGAGGACGGCGCTGACGCTGTGGATGCCAACGCATTCCCACTGGCGACCAGCTTGGCCGAGGTTTACACGGCCATTGATACGCTGATCAACCAAGACCATGAGTTCCAGACTCTGTTTATTGACTCGCTCGATTGGCTTGAGCCACTGGTGCAAGACCATGTGTGCAAGGCCAACAACTGGAAGAACATTGAGCAGCCAGGATTTGGCAAGGGCTACATTGCCGCAGCCGAAGAGTGGCGCAACCTGTTGTCTGGTCTTGAGGTGCTGCGCTCCAGCAAGGGCATGGGCATCATTTTGATTGCTCACGACAAGATCAAGAGAGTTGAAGACCCGTTGACAGAGGGCTATGACAGCCATGTTTTGAAGCTGCATGACCGTGCTGCTGGCTTGGTCCAAGAATGGGCTGACGTTGTTGGCTACGCAGGGTATCGCATCTTTACCAGTAAAACAGACGCTGGCTTTGGCAACAAAGAAACCAAGGCCACCACCACTGGTGAGCGCATCTTGCACGTTGAACCTCACCCGGCTCATTGCGGTGGCAACCGCTTTGGCCTTACCAATATGCCGCTTGACTGGGCGGCATTCCAAGACGCACTGACCACAGCGCAGTCTTGATCACTCAGTTCGTAACTTTAACTTTGAAAGAAAACAATGGCACATTTTAATTTTGACGCCTCGCAAGTGGCACCCCAGGCATCCAACGGCCCAATCCCTGCTGGCACTTATCTGGCACACATCACAGAGTCTGACGTTGCGCCCTTGCGCTCGGGCAACGGCACTGGCTTGAAGCTGACGTTTGAGATCATTGACGGCCAGTACAAGGGCCGCAAGGTGTGGGACAACTTGAACATCCAGCACAGCAACGAAGACACGCAGCGCATTGCCCAGTCGCAACTGTCTGCGCTGTGTCACGCCGTGAACGTGATCAAGCTGCAAGACACTGCTGCCCTGCATATGAAGCCGGTCAGCATCAAGGTGGTGGTGCGTGAGGCCAAGGGTGAGTATCAGGCCAGCAACAACATCAAAGGCTACGAAGCCGCTGGTGGTATTCGTCCGGCTGCACCAGCCTTTGTGGCGCAGGCCGAAGAAGCACAAGCCAAGCCGAGCGCACCAGCCTGGGCCAAGAAGTAAATCATGGCCGCACTTCCACAATCTGTTGTGGACCCTGTGGCCGATGCCATCTTTGCCAGTTACAAGGCAAAGTATGGCGCCGAGTCACAGCGCCCCTATCTTGGTGCCAGTGCGATTGGCAAGCCCTGCTTGCGCCAGCACTGGTACAGTTTTCGGTGGTCCAAGCCTGCCGAGTTTTCTGGCCGCTTGTATCGAGTTTTCCAGACGGGTCACCTGCAAGAGCCGCGCATCTACGCTGACCTGGCTGCGATTGGCTGCACCGTGTATGACATGGATCCATCGACCGGCAAGCAGTGGTCGTTCACAGAACCAACCAGTGGCAACCATTTCAAGGGCAATGCTGACGGCATTGTGACTGGCCTGCCGCAAGCGCCGAAGTCGCCGCATGTGCTGGAGATCAAGACGGCATCAGACAAGATGTTCAAGGAGATGCAAAAGTCTGGAGTCAAGAAGGCCAAGCCCGAGCACTACGCGCAGATGCAGATGTACATGAAGTGGAGCATTGACCTGTACGGTGAGAACGGCTGCACCCGCGCCATCTACATTGTGGTCAACAAGAACGATGAAGACATTTACACCGAGCGCCTTGAGTTTGACAAGGACGAAGCCAAAGCCATCATTGAAAAAGCCGTGGCGGTGATCACGGCCACCGAGCCGCCGGTGGGGATCAGCCAAGACCCGTCATGGTACGAGTGCAAGTTCTGCGATTACCACAGCATCTGCCACGGCACTGATGTGCCAGCGCCCACTTGCCGGTCATGCGCCCATGCCACGCCAGAGATGGATGGCAATGCACGCTGGTCTTGCATGGAGCACCGAGCCGATTTGCCTGTTGACATTCAGCGCACTGGCTGTGACTTGCACCGATACATTCCGATCTTGCTGTCCAAGAGCGCCACGCCAGTTGACCTAGTGCCTGGTGGTGTGGTGTATGAGATGGATGGCAAAAGGTTTGTCAACGGCACGCCAGCCAACCATGCAACGCACATCAGCAGTGCTGAGATCCACGCTTGCAATGACAAGACGGTTTTGGTTGATGAGTTTGCCTTGGATCTCAGACTTCAACACGGAGGACGATTTGTATGACACCCCCACCCATCCAAGACATCACCTTGCGTGACTATTTCGCCGCTGCTGCATTGACTGGTTTGCTTGCCAACGGTGATCGTTTGACCGCAGTTAAACAAGCCTTGAAGTTGGCCGATCAGATGATCAAGGAGCGTCAAAATGCAGCTTCGTGAATATCAAAACCGCACGATCAGTGACCTGTTTGATTGGTGGACCAAGCACCAGAGCCATGAAGAGATCCCCTTGCTGGTGCTGCCCACTGGCTCTGGCAAGTCGGTGATCTGCGCTGAGATCGTGCGCCAGATGTGGGACCAGTGGCCTGAGTACCGGCCACGCACGGTGGTGTTGGTGCCCAGCAAGGAGTTGGCCGAGCAGAACGCAGCCAAGTTGCAGGCATTGCTGCCTGACAACATCCATGTGGGCTTTGTCAGCGCCAGCCTGGGCAAGAAGCAGCACCACGCTGACGTGATTGTTGCCACCATTGGCAGCATCCACAAATCAGCACACCTGCTGGGTGACATCAAGGTGGTGATCATTGACGAGGCCCACCTTGTCAGCACCAAGGCGTCTGACGCTGGCATGTACCGCACGTTTCTGTCCAAGCTGGGCGAGATCTGCCAGTTCCGCACGGTGGGCATGACGGCTACACCGTTCAGAGGTAACCAGGTGTGGCTGACCGATGGCGATGAGCCGCTGTTTACTGGCATTGCGTCCAACGTCACCATGCGTGAGTTGCTGGACCAGAAGTTTCTGTCACCACTGGTGCCACCGCCAGTGCAGATGGTCACCAAGATTGACGCCAGCCAAGTGGGCATCTCCAATGGTGACTACAAGATTGGCGAACTGTCTGAGGTGGTGGACAGCTATCTGCTGCAAGTGGCGCAAGAAGCCGTTGTAATGGCCCAGCATCGACGCAAATGGATTGCCTTTACACCAAGTGTTGCCAACGCTGAAAGCCTGTCAGACAAGCTGAATGAGCGAGGCATTGTCAGCGCCGTGGTTTGTGGCGAGACACCGGCACAAGAGCGTGAAGACTTGATCCGTGACTTTAAGGCGCATCAGGTCCATTGCTTGGTGACTGTGCTGGCGCTGTCCACTGGCTTTGATGTGCCGGACGTTGACTGCATCATCTGGTGCCGGCCCACCAAGTCGCCAGTGCTGTATGTGCAGGGCATGGGCAGGGGCACACGTATTTCAGATGGCAAGGATGATTGCTTGGTGCTGGACTTTACTGACACCGTTGAGCGCCTTGGCCCCGTTGACATCATCAAGGGCAAAAGCCGTGGCAAGAGAACTGGTGACCAGTCTGCACCGTTTTGCATCTGCCCAGAGTGCGGTGAGCGCAACGCACCGGCAGCACTGGTGTGCGCTGCTTGTGGTGGCACGATCAAAGAGCCAGAGGTGGCAAAGCCGATAGATGCCAAGCTGTCTTACGCTGCCTTGTTGTCAGCGCAACAGCAGGCCGTTAACACTTGGCACGATGTCACCAGGGTTGAGTACAAGCTGCACCGCAAACCCGGCAAGCCCGACAGCGTGCGAGTGGATTACTACGATGGCCTGCTGCGCTGCGCCAGTGAGTGGGTGTGCTTAGATCATGGTGGCTTTGCAAGAAGCAAGGCGCTGAACTGGTGCGACCAACGCAATGGATGCCAAACCACCACCGAAGAATTGCTTGACACCGGCTACACACTGAAAACACCCACCCGCATTTCCACCCGCAAGAACGGAAAATTTACAGAGGTTAAAGAATATGAATTTAGTCGAACTGAACGCTATCAAAACGCATTTGAAGAAGCAACTGAAGGACATTGAGTCCATCCAAGTCACTTGCCTGCGCTGTGAGCATTTGCAATCTGGCAACGTATGCCAAAAGTTTGATGCCAGGCCACCGGCTGAGTGGTTGCACGGCACCGTGGACTGTGAGCACTGGGCATGGGATAACATCCCGTTCTAGCAATATGCTAGACTGTATGCGTGTCAACCAAACATAGGAGCAAACACATGAATGATTTACCCATCACGATGGAAGAAGACGAAGCATTTAATGCGTTGGACAAGCAAGTCGCTGGCAACCATTACAAGGATCTGCCGATCCAGCCAGTTGAGTACATACACGCCAATGCACTGGGTTACTTTGAGGGCAACGTGGTCAAGTACATCAGCCGCTGGCGCAAAAAGAACGGCATGGCTGATTTGGAGAAGGCCAAGCACTACATCGAGTTGTTGATCGAACTAGAGACACGCCACCAAGGAGCCAAATAATGATCCGTCAAACCATTGAGTGGGTGAAAAGCGCCTACGCCACACCGACCGCTGAATCGCTGGCGCTGCGTGAACTGGAGGACAGCAAGCGCAGGCTGCTGGAGGCCCAGACAGCGCGTGAATACGCCGACAGCATGTGCAAGTACCGCGAGGCGCAGATCAAGCGCCTGACGGCCTATTTGCACAAGGCCACTGAGGAGCAGGCATGAAAGACGAAGCACTACGCATGGCGCTGGAGGCGTTGGAAGCTGCAACACGATACGGCGCTGGGGGATTTGAGAATGCAAAAGACGCCCTGCGAGAAGCACAGGCTGCACAGCCAGCCGTGCCTGATGCGTTTGGAACGCGAGAGGGTGAGCATCCCCAATATGTGCAGGGCTGGAACGATTGCAGGGCAGAGATGCTGAAAGGAATGAAACCATGAACCAATGTAAACACCGCTGGATACTGACCCCAGTGCCAGACCGCAACCACTACCGTTACCAATGCGCCAAGTGCAACGAAACGGCATGGGCCATGCTGAAGGGGAAGACTGAATGAGCTACATCATTGCATCGCTGCCACCACTCAAGTGCTTTGTGCGCCGCGAGTTCTTGTACAACCACACCAAAGGCTTTGGCGAGTTGGAGCCTGCCATCTGGGTCAGCATCAAGGCGCTGCGCGGCCAAGTGTTCCGCATCGAGTCGCTGCTGCCCAACTACGGCGCTCTGTACGACAAGTTGCCCTTACACGCTTACGTGTGGCGTGAGGACTACGATGCCACTGAAGACGGTGACCTGCCCATTGACGCCCTGCAACTGTGGGATTGCATGGGCTACCGCTTCACTGTCTGCGAGAAGATTGGCCTGCGCAACCTCGGGGTCAAGTTCTTGGGCAAGGACAAGCAGTGGCACCACGGGCGCTACCTGTTCACTGTGGACTTCTGCGCTGACGGCCAGGATCTCGACACAGGGTTTACCGAGCAGGCTGAGGAGCACAAGAGCTTCAACTTCATCCAACTGGAGAACGGCCAGTTCGCCTGTCAGCCCAACAACCGGTGCCTCTGGTACGACCAGAGCCTGATCCCTGCGGAGGTGAAGTTCCCTGACTTCCATGCTGCCAAAACATTCTGG